TTAGGCGATACCAGATCAATGTAAGTTACAGGATGGTGTTGCCCGATCCGATGCGCACGGTCCTCCGACTGTAGCCGTATCTCCAAGTCATAACTATTACTATAATATATAACCGTGGTGGCCTCTGTCAGGGTAATGCCATACCCGCCCGTCTTGGGTTGACCCACAAAGAAACGCAAGGGGCTATCCTTGTCTTGAAAGCTCTCGACAATAGCTTGCCGTTGATCTTGTGGTGTCTCACCGTAATAAAGTGCCACCGCCTCGACGCCAAAGCGGTGGCGCAGGGCTGAAGCTATCTGTTGAATATCGTGGGTATACGATGCCCAAATGATTGCTTTTCCCTGTAGCTCGTCTGTAATGTCCAAGAGTTCATTCAGACGGTTGTTCTTTAATGTACGAATTTCTCCAACGTCAGGAGTGAAATGCCCGCAGCAAATCTGTTGTAATCTCATAATCTGTGTCAGAACGCTTGCAGTTGTAGCAAGCTCTCCGTTATCCAGTTCAGCCAAAGCAAGCTTACGCATCTGCTCATAGACTTTGCTTTGTTCCTCCGTAAGCGGGACAAACCGCTTCATGTATATCTTCTGAGGTAAATCCAAACATTCTTCTTTTAGAATACGTTTAGAGAATAGGTCGAGCTTTTCTGATAGCTCATCAAGCCTGCGATAGCCCGTTATCTCCTGAAAGCTTTTAGCCCCCATGACACGCTTCTGCACCATTGCGTAGCGATTCTGGAAAGCAAAGTAACTATTAAACCCCAAAGCCTTTTCTGCCAGAAAGTTACACTGACTGAATAAATCCATAGGACTTTTGGTGACAGGGGAGCCTGTAAGTATGCGGCGATACTTGGCGTACTTGGTCAAGACCATAAGGTTCTTGGTCCGCGAAGCCTTGCGGTTTTTTATAGTTGTGCTTTCGTCAACCACCATGAAGTTATCTGGGTTTTGAACTAAAAACCGCCCCGCGGTTTGTGCGCCGCGAGGCGTTGAAAAAGCTTCTACGTTCATCACAAAGAACTTAATCCCGTCGAACGGCTCCATTATATGCTCTTCCAATTCTGCCATATAAGTCTTGGTTGTTTTTGGCTCCCAACGCAAGACCCTTTTATTTATATGATCCGGGAAGTGTACGGGTATCTCTCCTTGTACCCAGTTATCATACACACCCTTTGGTGCAACGATCAGAGCAGCATCTATTTCGCCCTGTTCAAATAGTACACCGATATTATCTACAACGACTTTTGATTTCCCTGTACCCATCTCCATAAAGAGTGCATAGTACTCCTTATCCCAAGATTCCTGTAGCGTGGTTAACTGGTGATCGAATGGTTTTGTTTTAAATTCGTATTTCTTCATGCTCTACCTCTTGACTATAGGAATTTATAAGAGTATATGAAAATATGTCAAGACCCCAAAAAGGTCTTTAACAACGAACCACGAACCGCGAAGGAGACTAAATGTCGGACGATCTAGTAAGACAAATGGAACAAGACTTTGAGGAAAAGTTTGCTTCCAACTTAGAAAAGGCAGACGGAGGCGCATTAAAGACAGTCGCTGAGTTAGCCAGAATAATCAAAACAAAAGAGATAGAAGTAGCAGATCTTGAACGTCAGTTCAAAGACTCAAAGAAAGAATTGCTACGTCTAACCGATGAGGAGTTGCCTGCGTCTATGGCAGAAATGGGGCTTGCCTCGTTTACCTTGGACGACGGCTCTACCATCGATGTAAAGCCAACGTATGGTGCATCGATCCTGGTTGCTAACCGGGAGAAGGCATACGATTGGTTAAGAGATCATGGGTATGATGACATTATAAAGAATAATGTGGCTGTATCTTTTGGTCGGGGGGAAGATGATATGGCGGGAGCATTTAAGTCTCTTGCTGAGAAAGAAGGGTACTCTGCGCAACAGGATACCAGTATTCACTCTCAAACACTAAGAGCTTTTGTCCGCGAAAGAATTGAAGCGGGCGATGAATTTCCAATGGATTTATTTGGTGCCTATGTAGGGCAACGTGCAGTTATTAAAGGAGCAAAAAATGGGTAAAGCTGTAACTAAAGTAAACAAGTCAGAAATGGCTGAATTTGATCCGTCTATGTTTGAGGCGGATGCGGGAACTGGTATCAATGATATGAGCCAAGAGGATCTGGCACTGCCGTTCCTCAAGATTTTATCTGGTCTGGATCCACTACTTGATGAACTTGAGGAAGCCAAACGCGGTGATTTATATAACACTGTGTCTGGTCAGGTTTATAAAGGTAAGACGGGTATCCGTGTAATACCTTGCGCTTATCAAAGGCGATTTATTCAATGGGCACCGCGAGGCTCTGGATCAGGAGCGCCTTTAGCTATATTTGATACGCAACAAGCATGTCCTCCTGTAAAAAGGAGTGATGACGATAATAAGGATTATGTCGTAAATGGAGACGGTTCTTATATCGAAGAAACGCATCAACACTTTGTCGTTATAGTAAACGAAGACGGTTCGGCTGAAACCGCGTTGATTGCAATGAAGTCCACTGCCCTCAAGAAAAGTCGGAAGTGGAATAGTATGATGTCATCGGTTCAAATGCAAGGAACAAACGGTCCATTTACGCCGCCTCGCTTTAGCCAAGTATATCATCTTAAAACTGTTCAAGAAGAGAACAGTAAAGGATCGTGGCATAATTGGGAGATGAGCCGCGAAGGACCTGTGACCGATGGTGGATTATACAAACGCTCCAAAGATTTTTTTGAGAGCATCACCACTGGTGACGTGGTCGTGAAACATCAAGACGATAATGCTGCGCCCGCTAAAGGCGACGATATACCGTTTTAAGTTTCACAGAGCGGCTCTGGCTTTTATGTCAGGGTCGTTCACCTTTTGAGGTAAACCATGTCAGTAGAAAAATTCTCAGCCATTTTTGATGGCTTACAAGAAGCATATGGTACTTACAAAGTAGAGAAGAAGCAGTCCAACGGTAAGAATACAGGAAAAGCGGCAATAGTTCGCGAACCACGGACCAAGAAACTCTGGGAGGGCCACCTGTCTGGTAAAGGCAGTTCAGTCGGTATCATTCCCATCAATGCTGAAAACAAATGTAAGTGGGGTTGTGTCGATGTAGACCAATACCCATTAGACCATAAACTTCTGATAGAAAAAATCAGGCGTTTGAAATTACCTTTGGTCGTGTGTCGATCAAAGTCAGGCGGGGCACACTGCTTTCTCTTTTCATCTGAATGGGTTGAAGCAAGAGATATGCAGAAGTCGCTGCAAAGTATTTCATCGGCACTTGGCTATGGGGACAGTGAAATCTTTCCCAAGCAAGTAAAGCTGCATCTAGATAGAGGCGACGTAGGGAACTTCCTTAACTTGCCCTATTACAACGCAGAGGAGGGCCTACGGTACGCCTTTCTGGATGACGGGACCTCTGCAAGCCTAGAAGAGTTTATCGAACTGTACGAAGCGCATAAGCAGACGCCTGAACAGATAACAAAGATACAGGTTGAAAGCTCTGCGGATATTGGAGACTTTAACGGTGGACCTCCATGCCTGAAAATCTTGGCAAAGATGAAAATATCAGAGGGTGGTCGCAACAACGGGCTGTTTAACGTCGGCGTGTTCTTACGCAAAGCTTTCCCCGACAGTTGGGAAAACGAAATACTAAAGTATAACATGGAGTATTTTGAACCGCCGCTACCTCTGAACGAAGTGAATGTCGTAGCCAAACAGGTTCAGCGCAAGGACTATGCCTATAAGTGTAATGACGCGCCGATAAATGCACACTGCAACAAAGACCTTTGCCGCACCATGAAGTTTGGGATAGGTGCAGCGGTTGCGGGTGTGCCCATTGCAAACTTACGCAAATACAACTCCTCCCCGCCCGTCTGGTTTCTAGATGTAAACGGAGAGCCACTAGAATTAGATACCGAAGCTCTGATGAGCCAACCCGCCTTTCAAAAGTCGTGTATGGAACAACTCAATATAATGCCGCGGTCTGTAGCAAAACAGCAATGGGAAGCCCGCATCGGTGCGCTGCTCACGGAGATGAAAGAAAACGAAAGCGCGATTGTCGAGGTGGCACAAGACGCCAGTATCAGCGGTCAGTTCTATGACTATCTTGAGGAGTTCTGTTCTTATCTACAAAACGCCCAAGACAAAGAAGAGATCCTGTTACGCAAGCCTTGGACAGACGACGAGTCCAAGTTAACTTATTTCAGACTGAAAGACTTTGAGGCGTTCTTACGCAAGAATAAGTTCTTTGAGTACAAATCCCACAAGGTAGCGCAACGGCTACGAGACATTAACGGCGAGTCCACGGTCCTCAAGATCAAGGGTCGATCCGTCAGGGTATGGCATATACCTTCTTATGAAAGTGGCGATATGGAAATAGATCCACCAAAATTTGGAAACGAGGCACCATTTTGATAGACGAGTTTAAAAGGACGAGAAACAGAGAAATCGTCCGCATGATAGATGAGCAGCATATGACAGCAACTGCGGTAGCTAGGTGGTTTAACATCTCTAAGCAGCGCGTGTCACAGATATATAACAGGGAAAAGAATAATGTTCAGAATATTCGGACCACCGGGAACGGGAAAAACCACGACTCTGCTTAATATGGTGGACAAGGCTCTTGAAGAGGGCACCCCACCTTTGAGTATTGCGTTCTTGGCGTTTACTCGTAAAGCAGCCACTGAGGCCAAAGAACGGGCAGCGGCACGGTTCAAGCTAGATCCAAAGAAGGATTTGTTTTACTTCAGGACTTTGCACAGTCTTGCACTTACGTTGTCTGACATAAAGCCCGAACAGATCATGCAGCCTGAGAATTACAAAGAGTTAAGCTTGGCTATCGGCATTAACCTTGTATCAGGGAGCGTATCAATAGACGATGATATATCCGACGTACTCAACAAGCATGACCCGATCATCAGCCTGATTAACTTAGCTCGTATAAAAAAGAATGATCTGCGAGATGAATACAACCATAGCTCCTTGGAGGACGATTGGAATACAGTTAACTTTGTCGCCAAGAGCCTACACGAATACAAAACCGCTCTAGGTCTGTATGATTTCACAGACATGCTGCAAAGCTTTGTGGATGACGGGCACCGATTCTGCCCTCCGTTTGATCTATGCTTTTTAGATGAGGCCCAAGACTTATCCCCATTACAGTGGGACATAGCCCACCTGATAGAGCAAAAGACCAACCGAATGTATTGCGCGGGAGACGATGACCAAGCCATCTACCGTTGGGCGGGGGCAGATGTAGATCACTTCATAAAACTCGACGGCCCCTCAGAAACCTTATCAAAGTCCTATAGAATACCCTCTGTCGTGCATGGCATAGCAGAACGTATCTCTAATCGAATAAAAAACAGATACCCAAAGAAATATGAGCCAAGAATTGAAACAGGGAAATATTCTAGAATAACAGATGTAAATGAGTTGGACATGTCTAAAGAAAGTTGGCTTGTATTAGCGCAAGCGGGATACCAACTACAGCCCGTGTCTGCCGATCTACGCTCAAACGGATACCTGTTTACCTATCGCGGCTCACGGTCCATTGGCGAAAAGATAAGTGACGCCGTCAACGGGTGGACCGACCTGCAAAAAGGTAAATTGATTACAGGGAAGACAGCCCGAAACATCTACAGTTTTATGTCCGTAGGTAAACGGATTACTCGTGGATTTAAAAAGCTGCCCGCACTTGAAGATAATGATATGGTAAGCTTGGCTGAGTTACAGATCCACCACGGGTTGGCAGTCGAGGAAGAAATGATCTGGTCAGAAGCCATGGATAAAATACCCGATAAAGATAGAGCCTATCTTACATCTTTGCTGCGACGCGGAGAAAAGTTCAATGGCATCCCCCGTATAACAGTGTCCACGATCCACGGATCGAAGGGCGGAGAGGCCGACAATGTCGTGCTTTACACAGATTTATCTACAGCCGCAGACGCAGCGATGCAGATAAACCCAGACGATATGCACAGAGTTTTTTATGTGGGCGTGACCCGAACTCGTAAAAACTTGTATATCGTAGAACCAGAAGATGCACATAGGAGTTATGATTTATGAAATGTTGGCACTGTAAAACTGAACTAATATGGGGAGGAGATCACGACTGCGAAGATTCTGAGGATTATGTAATGGAAACAAACCTCAGTTGTCCGCACTGTAAATCTTTCTACCTAGTATATTACCCAGAGGAAAAAAATAATGAAACGTGACGAAATATTGAGGCAAGCAGAAACATTAATTAACGGTGACCGTGCGCAAGACTACGGCGACGCTAAAGAAAACTTCCAAGACATAGCCGATCTCTGGTCGGTCTTTTTAAAAACAGAGATAACAGTAGAGCAAGTATCGGTCTGTATGATCTTAATGAAGTGCGCTCGACTGATGAAGTCTAACCACATGGACGGTTGGGTTGATATCTGTGGGTATGCTGCGCTTGGCGGAGAAAAGTAATGCCCCTACAAATGCACATGTTCGCCCCAAAAAGTGAGTGGGTTCCTCCGCATGATCTACCCGATCTTACGGATGCCAAACGAATTGCCATAGACGTGGAAACAAGGGATCCGCACATAAAATCAAACGGACCAGGATGGGCAACTGGAGACGGTGAAGTTGTTGGCTATGCAGTAGCCACCGACACATGGTCAGGATACATACCAATACGCCACAATGGCGGCGGTAATCTAGACGAGAAGATCGTCAACCGTTGGCTCAAGAAAGTATTCGAGTGCCCCGCTGACAAAATCATGCACAACGCACAATACGATGCGGGTTGGATTAGACGTATGGGTTTTGATCTCAAGGGTAAGATATGTGACACCATGCTGATCGGATCTCTGCTAGACGAAAACAGGTTTAGCTACAGCCTTAACGCTCTAGCCTTTGACTATCTGGATAAAACCAAGTCAGAGAAACTACTTAATGAGGCCGCACAAGCCTTTGGTCTGGACCCGAAGTCAGAGATGTACAAGATGCCCGCCATGTTTGTCGGCCCCTACGCCCAAGCAGATGCAGAGATTACTCTAGAATTATACAGCTTCTTTCAAAGCAAAATAATTACTGAAGGTGTGTCGGATATCGTGGACCTAGAAACCAGACTACTGCCATGCCTGATCGATATGACTTGGCGTGGCGTTCGTGTTGATCTGGACAAGGCAGAGCGATTACGGGACGAATTACTCAAACGTGAGAAGGCTGTTCTACAAAACATCAAGAAGCTTACGGGCATGAACGTGGAAATCTGGGCGGCGCAGTCTATAGCAAAGGCTTTTGATAAGCTAGAATTAACTTATCCAAGGACTGAAAAAGATGCCCCGTCGTTTACCAAGTCGTATTTATCGGACCACATACATGAACTGCCCAAACTAATCGTTGAAGCAAGAAACCTCAACAAGACCTCTGGCACGTTTATCAATACAATACTCAAGCACTGTCGATCCGATGGTCGGATCCACTCCCATATAAACCAAATCAGGTCAGACGATGGCGGTACGGTTTCAGGCCGAATCTCCATGAATAACCCCAACCTTCAGCAAATCCCCGCCCGTGACCCAGAGTTAGGGCCGATGATCCGCGGTTTGTTCTTGCCCGAAGAAGGGGACCAGTGGGCCGCAATAGATTTCTCGCAACAGGAACCACGGATCTTGGTTCACTATGCACATGTATTTGGTAAGAATAGAAACAGCCCGCTCCGCGGTGCAGAAGAGTTTGTGGATATGTACAACTCTGATCCAAAGACTGACTTCCATACAATGGTTGCAGAGATGGCTCAAATCCCTCGTAAACAGGCCAAGACCATCAACCTTGGTATGATGTACGGCATGGGCGTAGCAAAACTAGCCGATCAGCTTGGCATTGAGACAGATGAGGCCAAAGACATAATCAAACAGTATCACTCGCGTGTTCCGTTTGTTAAGGGTTTGATGAACGGCGTGATGAACAGACTGAACGAGAAGGACAGCAACGGTGAGTTACGCTCCTTACTTGGACGTAAGTGCCGTTTTCCGCTTTGGGAGCCAGATGGTTTTGCCATGAACAAAGCTTTGCGGTTTGCAGATGCCGTCAAAACATATGGTGATACAGTCAGGTTGAAGAGGGCTTACACCTACAAGGCATTGAACCGCCTGATACAAGCTTCAGCCGCCGATATGACCAAAAAAGCCATGGTAGATCTGTATGAAAGCGGTCATTTACCCCTTATTCAAATACACGATGAGATAGCTATGTCGGTAAAAACTGTCGCAGAAGCTAAAAATATTGCCAAGATCATGGAAAATGCGCTACCATTAAGTGTACCCAACTTATGCGACGTGGAGATAGGTCCAAGTTGGGGATCTGCTCGGTAGGCTTCACAGCTTCTGTCTCCCAACTGCCGCGGTTAGCTCCATTACCGCGGCTTTTTTCTTGCAATTTCCCATAACATCTTATATGTTCCTACATAATCAGAGGGGATTTGTTATGGATACTGAAAAATGGAAGAGCGTTTTGGTTCCGATAGAGATATATCAGGAGATCAAAACAATTTCTAAGGCTGAAGGGCGTACAATTAGTGGTCAATTACGATTAATGTTTGAAATATACAAAAAACATCGTGAAGTCGCTTGACATGTCCCATAAACTCGCTTATGGATGGGACACCTCATAAAAAATGATTAGGCCCTAAACTTTTGTTTGGGGCTTTTTCATTTATACATTTTAACATAGAATGATATTATGAAAACAGAACACCACGAAGATTTTAATCTAAGTTATAATCTTACTGAAGATACCTTAAAAGAATTATCCGGCAAAGATTTTTCAGCGGGAGCCGTGATCAGCGGAGCGTTGACCGCGGTTCTTTATAGATTGATGCTTGGATCTGAAGACCCTCAGACAGTCTATGGAACGATTGCGGGCGCAATGGGTCATGCCGCAATGCGGATGGAAATAGGCGAAGAAATATTTAAAGATGGTCCCAGTGATGAAGTCCATTAAATAATTTATTGACTAGGGGTTGACATACTCCCATACAGTTGCTAGATACCAAGAACGGCAACTTATGAGGAGTATCAAATGCCAAATCATTGTTATCAACAAGTCCATATTCGCGGACCACGGGAAATCGTCAAAGAGATTTACGAACACCTTGAACTAGCAAACCCTGTGTTCTGTCAGTTAATCAAACCAATGCCTTTTAATACGTTTGTCAAACCTAGAGTTAGTAGAAAGAGTTGTTCTACTCCCGCATGGTTTGATTGGCGGTGTGATAACTGGGGTACAAAGTGGGACGTATGTAACGTCGAAATAATGGATGAGGGATTTACAGACCTTGGCGACCCTCTTGAAGATGATTGCGAGGCAGAGTTTGCTTTTAATTGTTGGACAGCATGGGCACCACCTATTCCGGTTTGGAGCCATCTCGTTGAGCTAGGCATCAAAGTAGATGCCGACTACCAAGACGAGGGCGGCATGTTTGAAGGTCGGTACGTCAACGGTGATGACGAGTGTTGGGAACCAATCGAAGAGGGGGAAGAAGAAAATGCATAAGGTTTCAATTTTATGGGGTTGGGGGCATCACGATGGTGACAAAGCCGTAACTTACAAATTCAAAACACAAGGTGAATTAGATGCCTTTTGGCTTGGTGTTGAGCAGATGGATGGACATCTGGGTTGGGAAGTAGTCGAGGAAGGTTATGTCTACGATGAAGCCACAAATGGTGGACTTGGTGGGCATCGTGTTGATCGAGAAGATGAATACTGCCGTAAGTGTGGAGATTCATTAAATGCCTGAGCTTGAAGGGTGGTTTGAAACAGAGAACGGCATTGAGCCGTTCCTCATCGAAGCTTCATCTCTATTAAAAGCAATTCTAGAAATGATCAATCACAACGAAGACTTTGGACACACGGACATGGAAACCACTTGGGACGGCGAAGACGTAACTAAGCAAGTGTGTGATCTGGCAGAACGTATTTATTTTTCAAGGAAGGGCAAAGAATGCACAAAGTAGATCCAATACAGATTATGTTGAGCGATATCTTTGATAAGGTGTTTTATAAAATGGCACAATCAACCACTAAGTGTCCCGACTGTGACGGTGATGGATGCTATGAGGCTGAGTATCCTAGACCACAGAACTTTGACAGAGACGTAGGGTATTTGGATACCAGACGTGTGGAGTGTGAATGGTGCAGCGGCACTGGATTATTGGAGGATGAAGAATGAAAAAGTATCGTATTGAAGTTGTGCAGACCAACGTGTTTTACGAAGAGGCTGAGAATGAAGAAGAAGCTCGTCACATCGTTGCTGAACACCGCATTTGGGATGAGGATCAAACAGCGCCAGACAGTTACGGCGTTCATTTCAACATAGAGGAGCAAGATAATGGATGACAGAGTATGTATGCATTACGTCGTGGATCGATTGGAGGACATTATCGAATTACATGATCCTCAAAATCCAGAGATCGCTGACATGAAATATATGCACAAAGCTTTAGAAGAATTTAAACGTGAGTGCATCTACAACTTAGGTGTGAACACAAGGATCAAATATAAGGGAAATGATCAATGAACCAGAGAACAAGTTTAGTAAGTATAGCAGTAGATAAAGCATGGGCCGACGCCGCTAATTCAGCAGAAGCCGCAAGTAACTATCTTGAGATGTTAAAGACAGACAGTGCTTTACGAACAGAAGCAACTGCCCGTCACCTTGAAAAAATCGCGTACTTGGATACCGCACCACGGGCCGGAATACACCGTCACCTGTTCAAGAAACATGTGCTCGAAAAAGGTCAAATGTCCACGCCCAACGTGTCACGGAAACAAGTTGCCAGTTCGTATGCCAAAGACCTGTTTGAAACATACCGTTTACCAGAAACAGGCGTAAAGCTTGGAGATGCCACGAAAGAAGATCTGGAGAAAGCAATCCAGTTCGAACGCAATAGAGTTGAGCATCATACGCAACAACATAATTTTTGGACCGCAATTCAGTCCCGTCTTGATACCGATAAAGATACTGTTCGAGATGTTTGGACACCAGAAGAGGTGGAGGAAACTTACGCCGCGGTTTTACAAAAATGATTAGTTATGGGAGCCAAAGTCATGGCACAGGA